ACCCACTTCCAATCCCACATTGTTCAGTCAAACAAGTGTGACGACGACTCAACCTATTATGGACATTGGTTTCAAAAATAACGATCCACAGAGTAATACATTTCTGATCGTAACAACGAGTCAGTATTTCACGGATCTAGGAAAACTCTTTCGTGGAACTCGGTTAGATTCGATCCAAGAGATTGATATCGACATCCCGGCGAATACGTATTACCCGACACTCACAGCAGTTGCGAACAAAGGAGGGACGTCGACTTGGTTTGCCGCTGGTCCTATGCGACTAGAAGGCGATGGTGGGAACAGTGTTAGAATCGTCAAGTCTATTGACGACGGACTTACGTGGGACTTTGCAAATTCCGTAGCCATATCCTATGCTGGTGAGAACCTTCAAACTCGAGATCAGAATGGCAATGATAGCATTCCGGAAAGCAATGTACCCTATCTACGGAACGCGGTCGCCATGCGATACAGTAGCAATGTTCTTATGGCTGGAGGAGGGTATGATGTTGATAAGCCTATCATGTTGCGTTCTGCCGACGATGGTGCGACTTGGAACCCTGTAGGAGGTGGTTTTTCGCGCGAGTGTGCGGCATATAGTTTAGAGAATTCAGTGGTTTGGATCGCAACAGGTTCTTCGGGATACAGGACATCCATTCTTGCAACGGGCACTGTAGGTACTCATTCGAGCACTTCAACGATTAAATACTCATTCGACCAAGGGCAGACGTGGGCTGATGCAACGGGTGGATTTAACATGGTTGGTTACGAAGTCATTCATGCAAATGGTGTATGGATGGCGACAGGATTGTCATATATAGACGATGATCCAGATTTTTATTACGTTCCCGAACTACGATATTCAACAAACGGAGTAAACTGGGTGAACGTGGACTTTCCGGCTGGAGTGTTTAACCAATTGAATGCGAATGTTTCAAAAACAACGGCACCTCTACGCATTGGATCTTTGAACTTTGATGGCACCTATTGGAATGTATTTGTCAACGAAGAAACCCCAACGGATGGAAAACTTCGACTCTATCGACATGATACTCTCTCTGATTTGGATACAGATTGGGTCGCCGTAGATATCAGCGGCTCATTCGTATCCGACCAGCCAACTGAAAATAGCAACACGCGGTTCTTGAATCTACGTGCACCAAAATACCTGTATACTGGAGCACCTCCAATCAACATTTCACTCGGAATCAGTACCTCAATCGGTAATGGACCGGTGTTTACATCTCCGTTGACTACATCGTATCTTCTCTACCAATACATGCCAATCACCCCCATTCAATTGACTGCGACCGGTTCAGGTCAGGTGTATTTCTTTGTGGAAACCGCAGACCTCCCAGCCGGACTTATATACAATCGAACCACGAACCAAATCACCGGGGCTCCGGTAACACTTGAAAACGATAGTGTAGTTCTGTATGCAAAAGATAATAACGGAATAACGATATTGACTTTATCCTTTACGGTTGTAGTCCCTCGTGTGATACGGAAGCAAGATGGGGCAGGTGCTTACACATCTCTATTGCGTCAATACACTGAAGTCTTGGGTGCTCAGAATGCTCGGGACAATCGAGTATTGCCCGACCAAGAACGATCACTTGGAGAGTTCATGTCACCTCAAGCACCCGATGTCATTACACAAGTGATTGATCCAAAATGTCGCAACCCGAATTGCTAATGAAAAAATTGATTTATGAAACATGCAACAAACTCTACACTCTTCACTCGGTGACAATCATATCCGTAAACGCAGCCATACCTACATAGCCAACACCCTTGTAGTTGGTCCAGTTACCGTCGGCATCACACGTGCCCTCACCCTCGTAGACCCGCTTGGTCTCGGGGTTGACAAAGTACTCCTTGTCGTTAAAGTCAACCACAATCAGATCGGCGTCAACCTTGCCGTCAGACTCGACCGCCTTGGTCACACGGCTTGCGACAAAGTCTGCGACGTGGTCCTCAGCCTTCTTGGCGTTGAAGTCGTCCTTGGTCAGCGCATTCAGATACTTGAGCAGCTCCGGCTCAAGCTCCTTTGCATGATCCTTGTCCGCATGCTTCAGGTGCTTGCGCCAGGTCGGATCGACCTTTGCAAGGTTGGCATCCTCGGCAGGCTTGTCTGCCTTCGGCTTGCGAGTCTTCTTCTCCTTCACTGCCTCGGCTGCAGCGGGAACAGGATCACTCGCAACAACGGCGACAGTCTCCACAGCGCCGACAGTCTCAGGCGTAGGACTAAGAGGTTGCTCCGCTGCCTTTGCCGCGAGGGTAGCGTCGCGCTTGGACTTCATCGCTGCCTTTGCCTCGTCGGACATAGGACCGCGCTTCTTCTTGCCAGGAGAAGGCTCAGCCTCGGTAACAGGAACAACAGCAACAGTCTCGGTCTCCAGCGTAGGAGGTACATCGTCGTCAGACTTGACAACGACAACCGCCTCGGTCTTGGTCTTCTTGGTCTTCTTGGTCTTCTTGGGTGACGCCGCAGGAACAGAAGGATCCTCCGGGAAGAGTTCGGCGAGCAAGTCCTTGATGAACAAGTCGCGAGCCTCTACCGCACTAGGCTCACCCTCGCGGTCAAGCGCAGGGTTGTTGCCAGACACCTTGATGATCGCGTTAACGATGAGCTGCTTGATGGAAGACATTTTAGATTGCTGGAATGGGGAATAAGAATGGAAGGGGAAGTTCTATGTTCCTGAACAACACGAATCCGTTTTGAAGAGTTGGGTACCTTCGATCTCAATGGAAAAAGAGACTTCTCAACGTCATCCCTTTTGTCATTCCTTTTTACGCGTGTCGACTCCATCGCGGGTGAGTTTGATGTGTTCACCAACACAATGGTCCTTTTTTACATGGTGACTCCCATGGATGATTTTGCTGACCATCAGAACACTGACCTTTAAACACGGAAGGCCAACCGCGGCGATATATATTACGTGTCATCCACTTACACGGGCTATAAAGTTGCCACCTACATACTCTCTTTCCTGACCAACACGAATCCGTTTTGAAGAGTTGGTGCCAAAACGGATTCATATGTGCCATCCAACACTGACTACCCCCCAGTTCAGAATGTCTATCTTTACCCTCTACGATATCAGCTCCCTCCAGAGTGAGGTGTGCAAGCACAACAATGTGCATGTTGTGGATGACCTTCAGCCCTACAACGACTTGTTGTTCAAGCTGCTCATGGATGATCTCACTGCTCGTAAGAACGAGATTATGGAGTCTATGAAGACCCAGATACGGGAAACGCAAGGCAAGGTTGACCGTGTCACTGTGCCGATCTGGTCGTATGTTACGCGTTTCTACAACATGGAGGCTCGGGAGTATCGCGACAAGATGGCTTCGATGTCGTACGTTGACAGACAAGCGACACATGCTGCAGACAAGGCACACAACAGGATGTGCCACGACAACGGATGGATTTGGACGTTTGGTGTGCGTTCGAAACTCCGATACTTCGAATGGGATGGTGCAGATGGGGGTGAGTATGACTACAAATGGTTCCTACCGCCTGTTCCAGTCGATGTGATCTTCCGAAAGACGGACTTGCTTCAAAGGCTGTCGAGGGCGTTCTCTCCGGACACATGGATTGTGCGTGGGAATCAAGACCTCGTACACCAAGACAAGCGGTGTGTTGTGCGCAAGATGCAGCTCTACGCGGTCTTCTATCCGAGTGGTATTCCACAGCTGTATAAACTCAACGCGCTTCATGCGGTAGCGGAGAAATATCCAAACTCCTACATTCCTCATGAGGTTGAAGAGTCACATGAAGTGGCAGCTCTTGTGGGACCCGAGTTGGAGACGCCCGGGACGCCATCCACGTGCAGTGATGAGCCTCCGCCACTGATAAGCTGTTATGATCTCTAAATCCAGAGTGGTCTAGACTCGGAGCGACTGTATATATTGTTATTTTTCATTGAGGGCAGGGCTGGGCAACTCTTCAAAACGGATTCATGAGTGTCAGGAAAGATAGTCTGTAGGATGGCTTCTCTAAGAAACTCCCGGCTTGCGCCCGTAACCGCACGTGATGGTGTCAACACACGTAAACAGGTGAACTGGGCGACCGCTGCGGCGCGACCCCAGGAGACAATCTGCCGATCGGACGTGATCATCGGCTTAGGGAACCCCGCCGTGACAAACTGGGGTGACATGATGACCGGCATGCATGATAACCGGTCAAAGTCTGTCTGTATGCTTACCCCATACAGCGACATGCGTCTCTACATGGACATGGCTGATGAGCCTTGGAAGTACAGTGACGAGGATCTCTTCGCGTGGCTCGATCTTGACGAGAAGCTGCGTGGGGGTGTTGAGCGTAGCGATGTAGAATCCTACTGGCAGGATCGTGAGGTTCGCCAGAAGGCTGAGCAGGCTCGCGTGGAGAAGCGGTACCGGGCTGAAACGGATGCTCGGCGTGTGGTGTTTGGCTTCATCGCTCGGGAGGCTGCCAAGTTGGGGATGAAGCGTTGGATTGATCGTGACATCAAGCGCATCGTCAAGCGGTTCAAGGGCTCTGCAACCAAGATCCAGTCTGTGGTGCGCGGCTACCAGACTCGCTGCAACAATCCTCACCTGGACTGCTGTATGTGCCTGAGCCACCGCGTCAGCCCGCTCAAGACCGCAGTGGGCTTCATGTGCCGCGACTGCGCTGTCCTGGGTCCTTACGAGGATATCGTGGAGAACGATCCTTGGAACTGGCACCGCGCGGACTCGGAGGATGTGACGGTCCACTACCAGTTGTGCGGTGGATGCGACGTGCCTCTGCGGAATGGTGACTACTGCAGCGATGCATGTGAGATCAAGGACAAGAGCGAGTAAAAACAAATAAACAAAACGGAATCTGTGGAGCAATCCACTTTTTCCCTGCCCTTTCCAAAATGATAAGCCTAGAAAACGCAGTACCCGATACACTGGAGGAGTTGGAGTTAGAGGAAATTATCGAATACAATATCCGAGAAGTTCAGCCAGATGTGCTCTATCACGTAACCTTTCAGGAGATCCGAAATGGAAACAATAAAACTGTAATCTCGGTGGAGTATACTACCGAAGTTGGAGACCTGTTAGATGATGCGAGTTGGGAGGGAGAAGTAGAAGTAAAAATCGTTCAGCGTCATGGAATGAGTGCTATGACGGCTCAAGTGATTCTAGAGTTGTTGGCAATCACACTTGACGCGGATTACTTTGATTCGGATTCAGAAGAGGAAGAGGAGGACTCAGACGATGAGACTCTCTCTATAGCTTCTCAACCTTTGACGCCTCCACCTTCACGAGTACGACGGGGGTAGACTTGTAACTATGACATTCATGAACTTCAGGTAAGCGACAGTGTATACAGAACACTTTTTCGCATTGGCACTTGAACTCCAAGTGAGACTTCTTCTTACAGTATTGGCACTTCATTGTAGACACTGTTGAGGATTCTTGGGAAGAACACTGTCTGTTTTGGGGACTTGACTACATACACAGGGCTGCTTACACGGCGCAACACATGCATCGGTCTTATTGGACATAGGGCACTTAAGATGTTTGAATGCAGTCTCGCGATACACACAACCGGTCTGACAAAGAGAACGGAATACCTTGGGAAGAGAACACTGCATTTTGATACAGTCTTATCTTCGGTTAGAAACCTTTCCGTTTTCTAGACAATGAAGGTGAGGTATAGAACCTCCGTAGATCCCAATGTCAAGTATGATCCTAAGAAATTTCGTGACGAGATTGCTATCTATCTTGCGGATCCAGATGGATGGGCTCAGTGGCACACGTTTGTCTATTCGACAAGTGGTCCGGTTACGCATATTCGCCTATGTACTCCGTCAACCTTGAAAGAAGAGGGCTGTAAAGATGACTCGCTCTCATGTGCTATTTTGGGTGGAAATATGATTTGGCTCAATGCGGATCGATGGATCCATGGTGCTGAACCTTCTAAACTTCCCTTGGAACGGTATCGTCAGTATATGGTGTCACATGAAATGGGTCATTCGCTTGGGTACGAGCATACAAAGTGCCCCAGTTCAGGTCCGGCTCCGGTTATGATGCAACAGACTTTGGGAATTGGAAGTTGTACTCCAAACACAAAGGTTTTTATTTCGTAACTTTCAGAATCATCACTCCTGCGACAATCATCGCAATCGCAAAGTAATCGTGAAGATGAAGTACTTCTTTAAAGAGCAGAATACCCACAACCGTTGTTGCAAAGACAGACATACCCGACCACAATGCGTTCGTCATTGCCATGCCCGATTCATTCATAGTTAGACGTAACAAGTATCCTACGGCAGCGTAGAATAGTACACCGACTGCGAAAAAGGCATTGCTATCTATACTTCGTTTGAAACATCCCATTGCCATGGTTTCCAACATGACAATCAGCAGAACATACCAATAAATGTGTGGAATACCCATTTATTGCTATGGTGTTTTTGTTTTATTATGTGGGGATGGATCTTCCTTGGAATGATCTTTTTTGTTCTAACCATTGGGCTAGGTCTTTGCGGTCCCCAATTTACCTCATCTCAATAGAGGCATCTCGCGAGACCAGTTTTGTGTCCAAATGTTCTGGTCCAAAATAATAGTCCACAACCTCACAAACTGTTTTAGGATCAAATGTCTTGCACGAAAAGACGTCCAAATACATGTCATTTGTCTCCTCGACAAAATGCCCGGTGATATTCGACGTCTCGATCAACTGAACCAATGTATACCCCTTTTTATTTCCACTTCCAAACATCACAACCTTTGGATTTCCGTATGGAACCATATCAATTTTTTTGACTAACTCTCTACTGAACTCTTGGATCAGGGTCTTTGAGCGAATCGTAGATGCTGTACATTTGTATGCATTCAATATGAGATGATGACCCCAATACAGCATTTGTGGTTATGATACTTAGTTGCTGTAAGCCAGACCACCCATGCCGCTCATGATGCGGAAGATATTGTAGTTCACGGCATACACCCTGAAGTTGTACGGGTAGGTCTTGCTGGGGTACGTTCCCGCCACACCGCTTGTAATGCTATCAAATACCAGGGTCGCCGTGTCAATTCGAGAGAAGTTACACGTTCCAGACGGCTGGTGCTCCTCGGGGCTGATGGCAAACGAATACATATTGATAGGATTGGTATTTGATATGCTCTTTGACCACGCAGCCGTACCACCCGCGGTGTGGTGTTGGTAAGGCTGAACCTTCCAGAAGTAATCACCATACCGCTCATCAAACCGATCCTGTCCGTTGATCTGGAGACGAGCACGATTGACAATGTCATTGTAACTGAATGGCTGGGTGTTGTCGGCAGTGATGGCTGTCAGATCGGCAGCCTCACAAGATGTCTTACGCGCATCCTGGAATACCCAGATGAGTTCCTTCACGGGGTGGTTGAGGGTTAGATCAAACGCCCAGAACCAGTTGTAATTGTCTGCTGTCCCGTGTACTGAACCTGGTCAATCAGATACTCATGACTCTCCTGGGCGAAGCGGCGGCGCTCGTCAACATCAAGATAGACATAATCAATATAGAGAGCCATGTCCGTCAGAGGAGGTAGAGCGGCTGCAGCGGCAGACAGGCTTGTATACCCATCGTCCTGAACCAGATCAATCGAACTGCCCAGCGTGATATTGAAGCGAACCTCGTGATACTGTAGGGCAATCAGGGGTAGTGCAAGTCCGGGATTGCGGTTGAACCAGAACTGGAGAGGTACATACAGCGTAGTGGGGCGCCCGTTACAGGATGTAGCCGACGTGGTTGCATCGTATGTAGAGTTGTTGACGAGACTGTCCAGCTTGCTCGAAGTGTCAAAGTCCGCCGACAGGGTCTCCCACAGGTAGAGCCACTCTCCATACTGACGGTCGATAACCTGTCCGCCAATCTCTACCTCAATCTGCTGGAGCATCTGGTATCCCAAACGACGAGCAGAAGCCGCCGACCATTTTAGAGCTCCAGTATTGGGTAGCGTAATCTCAATATAAGTCTTCCAGATAAGATCGGCGTTGCGATTCACGATGGCAACGAGGCGCTGACCATATGTGGGCGCACCGGTAAAGTTCACACGGAACGCCTCCACGGCAAAGTTCGTGTGTCGTTTGTAGAGCACCTTCCAGAAGGTGATGTGAGGATTTCCTGTGATATATGCATCTTGTGCACCGAATGCAACGAGCTGTAAGAGACCGCCACCCATTTGTATTTATACTTCGGGAGGATAAATTCTACTTCAACAGTGTCCGCGCACACAGGACATACAAAAACAGGGCATTGGTGACAGACAAAATCAGGACGGGCGCGGAACGAAGCAGCATAGACACCCCAAGCGACGGGCGTTTGATCATGACAAAGATATCCACACCTACCGAGATGGCTGCCAACACCGCTACAGCGAAGAAGATCCAATAGAAGTACATACATACGGTCTCGTTTGAAATACCTTTCGTTAACTCACCTTCGGCTTTGGTTGCGTCTGTCATTTAGTCTTTTACTAAGATAAATGGTGAAACATGCTGGTAAAAGAACAGCAATCGACGCTGATGAAATCGAGGAATTAAAGACAAGAGTGAACAAGTTATTCGCAGGCACTCCTACGTCAGCCATGTTCCTAAAGATTATTGAGGATGAAGTTAAAATCAGCGACGCAGATTTGAACCATCTGTATCTCCAGGACAAGGATGAAGACTTTAAGGCTGTTGTAAACGGACTCATGAATAAAAAATTCCAAACCGATGCTCAAAAGTCCGCAATAGCCAGAGAGGAAATGTATGGTGCACCCCGCCCCACCGGACCGAAACCGACGAGTGCCGGACGCAAGAGCCGTAAAGGACGTAAGAGCCGCCGCAATTCCAAAAAAATCACGCGGAAGAGAAAATGAGAACTCGCATCTCGCGGAAATTCAATCGATGTGTAAAATCGGTCAAAAAGACGGTTCGTGCGCGCAAGGGTTCCAACAAGGAGTCTGCGGCGATTGCGATTTGCACCAAGAGTGTTCTCCAGAAAAGAGGTCGC